AATGTTAAAAAAGATGCATTATTAGAAGAAGAAATAAACTAATTTATTATTTAGGTAAATACTATACTATAGATTTATAATATAGTATAGTATAATATAATATGGGTTACCATAGGTGTATTTTAGAATATGTCTGGATTGATGCATTTAATAATCTTAGATCAAAAACAAAAGTTTTCGATAAAGAAGCAAATTACGTAAAAGATTTGCCTATTTGGAATTATGACGGAAGTTCAACTGGTCAGGCTGAAGGAATTGATTCAGAAGTAATGCTTATACCCCGTGCTATTTATAGAGATCCTTTTCGCGGGGATCCGAATAAAATTGTTCTTTGTGAAACACAAAGACCTGATGGATCCTATTTAGAGAATAGTCATCGACATTGGGCAAATGAAATTTTTGAACAAAACAAATCTGCTATACCGTGGTTCGGTCTTGAACAAGAATACTTTTTGATGAGTGCGAACACAAAATTACCACTAGGTTACGACGAAACCCAAAAACAGGGACAGTTTTACTGTAGTGCTGGTACTGAAAACGCATTTGGGCGTGATATAGTAGATGAACATCTAACTGCGTGCCTTTTCGCAGGACTTCAGATAAGTGGTATAAATGCCGAAGTAGCACCTGCACAATGGGAATTTCAAGTTGGACCATGTGTTGGAATAGACCAGGGTGATGAATTATGGGTCGCACGTTACTTATTAGTTCGTACTGCAGAAAAATACAATGTAATTGTTGATTTTTCACCCAAGCCTTTAAAGGGTGATTGGAATGGATCTGGTTGTCACGCAAACTATAGTACTCAACATATGCGTAATGGTGAAACTGATAAATACGGTAATCATAAAGAAGGTCTTGAATTTATCAACGAAGCGGTTGAAAAATTATCAAAAAAACACGCCGAACATATGGAAGTATACGGCAAGGACAATGACCAACGTATGAGTGGCGAACACGAAACAGCCAGTTACGATAAATTTAGCGTTGGAATAGCACATAGAGGTCGTTCAATCCGCATAGGACATGAAACTCTTGTGGATAAAAAAGGATATTTTGAAGATCGTCGTCCAGGTTCTAATTGCGACCCTTATCTTGTAACCGGAATGCTGTTTAGAACGACTATGATTGATGAATAATTTTTGTAAAATTTTTTTAATAGCAATAATATAAAATGTCTCATTTATTTAAAATTGTTAATGTTTTTTCAAAATCCCCAAAAATTCTATTAATGACTGGTAATTCTAAGATTATTGGTAATTGTACGTATAGTATTATTAATAAAACAGACGCGGTTATTAATAATTTATATATCGAACACGAATACAGAAATAGTGAAAACGGAAGTAAATTATTACAACATACCGAAAGTATTCTTAAAAATAATTATTCTATTGAGAAAACTTCCCTTCTTGCACATGAAAAGGTTAATTGTAGTCTGAGTAATTTTTTTAAAAAAAATGGGTATTATATTAGTAATACTAATTATGATATGTATGACGATGGATTAAATATGTTCAATCTAATACCAATGCATAAACGGTTGAAATTACACTAATAATATTTGTATTCTATATAATATTTGATAATATATAGGATGGAGAATAATAAAATTCAATCACGTATAATTTGTGGTACAATATCTTCTTTTATTGCTACAACTATTGTACATCCTTTTGATGTGTTAAAAATATCTCGTCAGATAAATATTAAACCGCAATATACTTTTTCTAATTTATATCGTGGTTATAGTATTGGTCTTTTCAGACAACTTACATATTCCGTACCAAATATTTTTATGTTTACTGAATTGAATAATTTTCATAAAAAAAAATTTAATAATGAACCTGATTATAAATGTAAATTATTATATGGTATATTGTCAGGTGGTGTAAGTGGGTTTACTGGTAATCCGAGTGAAGTTTTATTGGTTCGTTCACTCAATCCAAACGAACCGAAACTATCACTTGGAACTCAAATAAAAAATGTTTATAATGCATATGGTATTACTGGATTTTTTAATGGTTATAAATTAGCTATCGCGCGATCTACTATTTATAACGGCATAAGACTACCGTTATATTCTCAAAGCAAAGGAAAAATACAAGATATGTATCCAACATTAAAAGGAACAACCTCCTTACATTTTATCTCTGCTGCTATTAGCACAATTACAGCTATTATTATAAGTAATCCAATCGACGTTATTAAATCACGTGCACAAAAAGAAAAAACAAAAAATACTCTTGAATTAACAAAGAATACTTTTAAAAAGGAAGGGTTTGGACTTTTGACCCGCGGGTTAACCGCCAGTATATGTAAAAGTTTTCCTCATTCCATTATTTCGTTTATTGTATTAGAAAAATCAATGTTATTAATGACCGGAAAAGATGCTATTTAAAATATAATTTATTTTCATATACTATATGAAAATAAACGTTTTTACCATTAGTTTAATTTTAATCTTAATTGTTTCTATAGGAATGTTTTTTTATTATCATCGTAAAAAAACACATTATAAAGGACGTGGATATTGTGATATAACTGCTGAATATGAATTACCTCAAGTTTACGAAAAATTTGTAACAGATGATGAAGTAAATCATATTTTAAAAAAGGCAAAACCCCAGTTTAGAGAAAGCAAACTGGTTAGTGGTTTTAGTGATAACATTCGCAAAAGTGAAACAGCGTGGTTAACAAAACGAGATCCGGTTATTTCAAATATAATTAAAAAGGTATGTAATATTACAAAAATCCCTTTTGATAATGCTGAAAAAATACAGGTTGTAAAATATGGTCCTAATGGTTTTTATAGTAAACATTTTGACGCCTCATGTGATGATAGAAAAGAATGTGTGGAATTCGAAAAAAATGGTGGACAACGCGTAGTTACAGCTATTATATATTTAAATGACGATTTTACAGGAGGTACAACTGAATTTCCTAATTTAAAACAGGAGTTTATTCCCAAAAAAGGGAATGCGCTCTTTTTTTATTCGCTACAAAAAAATGGTAATCAATGCCACCCATTATCTTTACACGCAGGTAAACCGGTAAACTCAGGTAACAAATATATTGCTAATATTTGGTTACGAGAAAAACCTTATAAAACATTGAATTAACGCATTCGTTGTATAATTTGTTGTGATTCTATTAACAATGTCTCTAATTCTTGGACACGAGACAATAAACGTTTTATTTCTTCTTGTTGTTTTGAAAGAGTAAACACGATTTCATCTGGGTTCATGGGACGTTTATCCTTCCCGGGTGTCTCTACCATAATACGAAATCCATTAGAATGCCTATTTTCCAGATTTTTGCGTTCTTCATCGATTTCCTTCATTTGTTTTAATACGTCCGGTTTATATTCAGGTAATCCAAATTTATATTTTTTTAACAATTCGTCAATATCTTTCATAAAAAACCGTAAAATAGGGGTTTCATTCTTATTTTTTATAAAGTCTTGGACACTTCTAGGACTTTCTGTGAAATATTGCGAATGTTTACTTTCTAACATATTCTTTTTGTCGAATGTATTGTGATTATGTGAGAAAACTAAAATAGTTTTCATGGGGTCTAATTGCACAAATGGTATTGTATATTCTTTTAAAAATGAACGCTCCTCCGCCAGTGATGCCGTTTCATCATAACTTGTATGTTGTAGCAACTCTTTTCGAAAGGCGAATGTACCAGCGGTTGCATGTGTCGGTCCAAATGGTCCACTTTGATACATCTGGTTTATATGTTTATAATAAATATATATCTCACTTGAACCCGCACATAATGCTTGCGGATTTGATAATAATGTATCAACCGCGTGTTCCACCCTTTCAGGTGGATAATAATCATCGTCGTCCATATATACTAACATATCCCCCTTGGCTTTTGTATGCATTAAATTGCGTTTAGCACCTAGTACCATCTTTTCTTGGACACGAATATATTTTATTTGTGGAATGTCTGCTGTTTTTATCAAGTCTTCTATTTTATCAGTTCCGTCATCGATGATAATCCATTCCATTCTTTCCTTTGGATATGTTTGGTTTCGAAAACATTGAAACATCATTTCTATAAAAGGTCTGCGATTAAATGTAGGTGTACATACTGATACAAATGGTTTTGTTGTATTCATTACTCATTATAATCGTGAATATTTTATGTGGTTTATACAAATGAAGATTTAAAACCTTGGTAACGGTATAAACGTTAAAAATATACGAAATATACGTTTTCTAAATTAATTTGTATTTGAATTTGTATTAATATCCAATGCGTTTGATAGATTTCCCAATGAATTAGATAATGCGTCCATTGCTTCATGTAATTCCTTTGCCTCTGTTGCTTTTTTTATCAAATAATCTTTAATTAATTTTATTTTGTCGGTAAATATAGACGCCGGATTATCAATATCACTTTCTTGATAATTTTCAATGGAATGCAGACATTCTACAAAATTTAAATATTCATTCACGTCATCATCTGGGTATTCTTTTATCATCGTTTGAATTCCATCCATCATTTCCGTGTTACCAAAATGATTATACATAGTTTTATACAATAATCGCGTTTGCTTCACAAATTCAGTTTTATCAATATCATCGTTCATTCTCTTTTGTTCAAAATTAACTTGGGGTTGCCAATAATTCATATACATACCCAATGCGTTTAACAACATCTTTTCAATGTCTTCAAACGTTTTATCAAAATCATCCGTATTATCAATCTCATATTGAATTTGTTTACAAATTGTATACAATTCTGGGTTCGGTTGATTTTCAAAATGATAAATTGTTTCCGCCATATTTATAATAGTTTATCGAGATAAAATATTATAATATTTCTATAATCATTTCAATTTTATATAATTAACACGTTTACACCGTTGCTTGTGTTTCTTCCTTTGTTTCTTCCTTTGTTTCTTCCTTTGTTTCTTCCTTTGTTTCTTCCTTTGTTTCTTCCTTTGTTTCTTCCTTTGTTTCTTCCTTTGTTTCTTCCTTTGTTTTTTCCTTTGTTTCTTCCTTTGTTTCTTCCTTTGTTTCTTCCTTTGTTTCTTCCTTTGTTTCTTCCTTTGTTTCTTCCTTTGTTTCTTCCTTTGTTTCTTCTTTTGTTTCTTCCTTTGTTTCTTCTTTTGTTTCTTCCTTTGTTTCTTCCTTTGTTTCTTCCTTTGTATCAGTTGGTTGTTCTTGTTTTATTTTATTCATTCTAGAGATTGCTTTGTTATTTAATCCCGAACTACCTCTGGATGATGCCGATACCATTGTCGGATTTGTGGATGCTAATAATTCACGTGTGGTTTTATCAGCAGATGCACTACTACTTGCACTTGCTTCTTTAAGTGAGCGCATAACTTTAAATTTGTTATATAAGAACGACCCCAATAAAAAAAGTAATAGAACATTAATAACGACTAACCAAACAAATAGTTGTTTAAAAATATTTTTAACACCATTTGGTGATAAAATACCCCCAGTGTTATTTTCTAACCCAACTTTCCCTTCTATAGCGGAGCTCCATTCCTTTTTATATAAACCGATACCACCTAATAATAGTAAAAATATAAGTAATTCAAACATATTGATAGAACAAAAATTAACAACTTCTTTTAAAAATTCAATAAATCGCGGGATTAATCCCTTCCACCACAACCAAGTACCAATTCGAACATCTTCGGGGGCACATCCGTTTTTGGTTAGGTCGGGTTCAATTGTATCAATTGAATTTGTAATACCTGTAATTATCATTCCAGCATTAATACCTTCATAGAATACTATACCAAAGAATGTATATGTTATTAAGTAGGTAGATATAAAAAACATAGCCAATGGAATATTAACCGTAATTGTCCATATCACATACATTAAAAAACATACTATCAATATAACCAAAAAGAAACATAACGCAAAAATGGTTTGCTGTTTGCTTACCATTGAAGCCATTTCGATATCCCCTTTTAATCCTGAACCAAAAAACCATCCCATGCTATATCGTGTTACAATTAGTATGGTTATTATAGACAATACAGATGTTGAGAATTTGCCTCTCATAGCGTTGAAAAAATCAACAATAAGGGATGATTGAAAATTATTACTCACCAAAATAAAAAAAACAAAAAACATTAAAATCATAATAATAGGTGTAGGTAGTATTTTTTTTAATTTTCTACATTTTAAAATACACCAATTAAATGCTTCTATAACACGACACGCTGGTCCGAATGCACCATAAAGATAAGTATTATATTTTTTTAATTTATTTGTATCAAATGTATACAAAATTCCATCACCTTCTTCAATAAAAAAAATGATATAATACCAATTGTATACAAAATACCATACCAACATCATTGTGGTAAATTGTTGAGCTTGTTCTTTAAATATTTGGACTTCTTTATCGGTAGCTGTATTTTGAGTTAATGCATTGGCTATTTTTGTTAATGTTTCGTCAATATATTTATTGATTTTCAATATAAATAAAGCAATGTATATTTTGACTTGATTTATGCGCTGGGCTAACAATGCGAATATTCCCGAAAAAACAATAGATAACGATTTCACTGAACCAGACACTTCATTCATTACTTTATCAATTCCTTTTTTGTCTATTTTAAAAGTATCCTTAAGATTATCGCCTGTGCTAGAAAATCCACCTGTGTTAATATCCGTTAATGATGACCCCATTTTAGCTAAATCTTGTAAATTGCTTAAATTATCCAGATTAGTAGATAATTGATCCTCTAAGTTAGCAATAGGATCGGTAAAATTTTTCTCATCCATTGCCCTCATCCATCTCTTACCTATTTTATTAGTACCAGTGGTTAGTTTATCGCGAACATATTGTCCAACTTCACTATCATTAGCATCCTTGGCTTTTTTTTTAGTTCCAGTTTTTACACTATTCGCAGCCGAATTAATACTATTTCCGGCCGTATTCGTTGTATCTGTAATAGACCCATCTGTGTTATTGGAAATATTTTCTAAATCATTTCCTTCCATACCTTCAATAATGGAAGGCTGTGGACGTTCATAAATATTTTCAAAGATAGGAATATTTTTTGGATTATTTCTTTGCTGTATTTTTCGCATTCGTTGCTTTATAAATTTAATATCATTATTCGAATCATCAACGTTATCTAATTTTAATTCTCTTGTAGTTGTTTTACTACTAGACCAATCTTTTTTCCATTGACTCATATTCTATTGTATAATTTGTATATAATAGAATATGATAAATAACCCAGCTATTTATCTAGCATACATTAATCCACAATTTCCATTCACAAAGGAAACTATATTATATCGCTCTTCGATGACGTGTAAATTATAATTGTAAACATACAAGGCCCACGCGGGTTTAGAGCTTACATCAATTGGAATACCACTATCATCACAATCAATATTAACAGTTGACCCGTCTATATCTATTGGTGGTTTATATGTTGTAAAATCCAATTCAATTGTTTTAAATCGTCCAGTATTCACTGCACCTGAGGGTTGATATTCAAATGGACTAGTGTTTAATGAGAAATTATAACAATATATACCCTCTTCCGCAAAACCCTGTGTTTTTGTATACTTTTCTACGAAATCATAGACACCGTGCGGCATAGCTACTTCGCGATAATCCCCTCCAAATACTATTCCCAATGTTTCTAAAATATGTTTTCTATTATATGCACTATAATCACCACTTTTATATACATTTAATGCTGTGTCTAACGAAATATTAGAAGGGATATTATTTTTATATGCCCAATTTGTGTAATTACTCCATTCGTTTCTTAAAAATGCGTCATTTCTTTGGAAATACCACATCCATGATGAAACCATTCCAGAAACCGACTGAAGTTTAACACGTTGTGAACCGACTACATTTAAAAAATCATATTCGTGTATCTCTCTTATTAAATAAGCTTGGTCTTGTGCCGCGAATGATACCTTTTCATCTTCTGATAAAAAGCAATATGTGGATAATAAATGCACATCAGCATCCCATGTGTTTGTTTTATTAGCGTAATTGGTCGCCGATATGTCTTGTGCTGGCGGTGTTTGTAAAAAACGATACAATTGAAATTGATCCTCACCTGGACGTATCTTTATAAAAGGGAAATTTTCTCCATGATTAAAAACATCACGTACCTGAAATAGGTCTTGCATTGGACGTAATGTAACGTTTATAGACAATTCTTGATATTGTAAAGCCACCAATGGAAAAGCACATCTACTATCCAATGTAAACCAAGCATTTATTGGTATATAAATCGCTCTACCACGAATAGAAGGTTCTGCACCAGAACTATTAGTTGTATAAACGGCATTTGGGTAAGTATTCGGTTGATACGGAGACGTAAAAACGCGATAAGGATTGTTTGATGGATTGTTCAATTCAGGTGTATTACCCGACATTTTATTAAACAAATGTTTTTTTTCTTCAGAAAAGTCTCTTTGGACCATCGAGTGTAAATATTGTCCTGAATATCTTTGCAGTGTTTGCGAACCGCAGTTAATTTCGATTTCTTCAATCATTTGAGCACCTAAATTCTCAATCCATTTAAATTCATAAGGTGATACAGTATTGTTTGTATTTGTACCGGCAGGCCATACAGGGCTCCAAATATCGGGTAAATTTACAACAACGTAAGTATCCATTAATAAATCGGCATAACGTTTTATTTTAAACGTAAATTTAGAAGGTTCTGTCAGTCTCAATTCTCGTAATCCATCATAATCTAGACGAAATTTCTGTAAACCAAAATTAGTGTATTTGGAATAAGTAACTTTAAAGAATGTTTTACTTGGATTTCCTGTTAAAATTAAATTAGCATTGCCCACAGAAATAATATTTAATAAACCACCAGGCATTTTAAATAAGTATATAATATCTGTCTATATTTTTTGTGTGTTTAATTACTTTATCTGCTTTTTATATACTACAATGGCCGGATTTTTCGATAATGAATTGATAAAAAGTATGGTAGATTATGTATTAATTATAGGACTTTTAGTCATTACTGTCTATTACATTTATACGACAATTATAAATACAAGAGATACTAAACCTGGAACGTCCCCGCCGCCTTTTGTAGATACTCCAAATGCTATTCAAAGAGCAGAATTATCAGGTGTTGAAGATTCAATTAACGGATCAGGTGTATTAAATGCTGCCTTCGATGCTTCAGATGATAATGCTATTCGTCATTTTTGTATCAAATCATCGTGTAATAGCGCATATACTGGAAAACATATGAATTTAAATATGATAAAATACCTTTTATCTAGAGGTTGTCGTTTTTTGGATTTTGAAGTATACATTAAGGATGGAATTCCTATTGTTGCTTATTCAATAAATCGACAATCTTTAGAGACATTTACTTCTGAATACCCAGCTCTATCTTTAGGAGGAGTGTTTTCAACAATTATGTCTAACGCCTTTTCTGATACATCCCCCAATCCAAAGGATCCTCTTTTTATTCATTTACGTATAAAAACACTCGATCCTACTGCTTATACAAAGATTGCGAAATTAATTAAAAGTAGTCTTAGTCAAAAAATGGTTTTAAACGGTAACGGAAGTGCTGTTCCTTTAACATTAGATACTCAGTTACCTTCACTTCAAGGTAAAGTAGTAGTTATGGTAGATAAACATTCTTCGCCAGGATATCAAAATTATTCAAGTTGTTCGTCAGTAGAGAACGATTGTTTAGCAAATCAAGTTAATATGGAGAGCAACAGTCAAAGCATTCGTACATATATGCAAAAAGAACTTACATTTCAACCTATCAACCCACCCGACCCATCCGTTTATTTATTTAGAATAGTTTTTCCCGATTTAGGTATGTTTAATAATACAAATAACTCCGATAGCATGTATTTGATTAAAAATTACGGAACCCAAGCTATCGCACAATCATTCTATTCGAAAGATTCTAATTTGCGTTCGTATGAAGATATATTTAAAACAAATAGAAGCGCTTTCGTGAGAATGGAAAATGTTATACGAGAATATGAATAATTTTATTATTCATTCTTTTTTATATTATATAAATTTTCCACGTATAATATAAATGCCCAAAACAAAAAAAAATAGGCGACAAAAATTTCGTCCAAGTGAATGTACAGATAATATGTCGTTTGATGAATGTGAACTAGCCGTATTACGCCAAGCTGTCGATACCAATGAGAAAATAACTGGACAAAAAATAGCAAGTAGTGACGAAATTATTAAAATGATTGAAATTGTTGAAGAATTCTTAAAAAATAAAAAACTTCTTTGTTACGGCGGAACCGCTATCAATAATATTTTACCAAAACACGCACAATTTTATAATAAAGATTTTGAAATTCCTGATTATGATTTTTATTCATATGATGCATTATCACATGCTAAGGAATTAGCAGACGTATATTATGCGGCTGGTTATGAAAATGTAGAAGCAAAATCAGGTGTTCATGCAGGTACATTTAAAGTATTTGTTAATTTTATTCCTATGGCGGATATAACCTCTTTACATAAAGAATTGTTCGATTCATTATCAAAAAGTGCGGTTTCTGTATCAGGTATCAAATATGTACCTGCTGATTTTTTACGCATGGGTATGTTCTTGGAACTATCACGTCCGGCAGGTGATATTAGTCGATGGGAAAAGGTTTTTAAACGGCTTAATCTATTAAATAAACATCATCCTATGAAAATTAAATATGACTGTTCCAAGGTAGACTTTTTAAGAAAAATGGAAGATTCAGACATGTCCGAAAAAGTTTATTTTATTATGAGGGATACATTTATAGATCAAGGTGTCGTCTTCTTTGGAGGATATGCTGCTAGCTTATATTCTAGACAAATGTCCAAGAAGGGTAAATCATTTGTTGATAAAATACCAGATTTTGATGTTTTAACTGAAAACCCAGATGAATGCGCCACAGTTATATTGGAAAGATTAAAAGATGAAGGCATTAAAAATGTGAAATTAATCAATCATAAACAAATTGGAGAAATTATACCCGAACATATAGAAATCCGTTATAAAAATGAAATTCTTGGATTTATTTATAAACCTATTGCATGTCATAATTATAATACCATTAAAATTCAAAATTCTGAGATTAAGGTCGCATCAATTGATACCATTATGAGCTTTTATTTGGCCTTTTTATTTGTAGATACAGAATATTATTTCCACGATCGTATTTTATGTATGTCTCGTTACTTATTCGAATTAGAACAACGCAACCGTCTTGCACAAAATGGCCTTTTAAAACGATTTGGACCCAAATGTATGGGGCATCAAGAAACAATGGAAAATATACGTGCTAAGAAAACTACCAAGTTTTTAGAATTAAAACAAGATCGTTCTTCAAAAGAATATCTAACATTCTTTTTAAAATATTCACCGGCGGATGAAGATAAACAAAAAGAATATCCAAAAAAGTCCAAGAAAAAGAAAACGAAGAAAATATCACCCAAAAAAGAACCAAAAGGTCTTAAAGGACTTCTTGCTCGTTTTAAATAAAATTGAATGATTTTATAGTTTATATGATAAAATATAAACTATAGAAAAATGAATAAAAAAATCGTCATCGCGCTATATAGATCAAAATTACGTATGTGTAATAATTTGGGATATTCGTTGGGAAATTGGAACGACGGAAATCTTACGCGTCGTGAACATTTATATCTTCACAAAATAAAGAAAAAACGGAAAAGTAAATATTGGGGGGCATATTTAATGGACAATATTCGTTTTCGTTATAAATTATATAAAGATGAACCCGATATTGAGAAAATTGAAGAATTAATTGATAATGCTTTTGACCATTTACGTGATTTAAATGAGTATACTAATAAAAAACATTAAATATTGCTTATCTTTATCCATATCATTTGCATCAAATAATATAATCCTCCGAATATTCCACTTTTAAATAACAATCCAGACATTTTGAAATTACCATCCTCGTTGTGCAAATTCGCAAACGACAAGTATTTTCTCATCCATGTGTTTATTATAGGCATTTGAAATATAAAATACATCACGGTTACTAATATCGGAATTTGAAATTCACTAATCGTTTCTTGGGCTGTTTCTTGTCTGTATTTTTTCTCTCTATGTAAACGCAGATCATCACTATTTTCTCTTTCGTAATCTTTTATATAATCAGATGTTAATTTAACACTGGGTATATGATTTGGTTGTATTTGTTCATCTTGTTGATATTCTAGCGTATTCGAAGGTATATCTCTTGAAGGTAATGTTTGTTGCGGCACATTTTCTACAGTATAATTTTGTGGTTGGGCTTGTTGTTGATTTCTTTGAGGTGATGGTTCGGGTAATGGTAAGCCTTCACGCGTTGTTTCTTCATTGTTACCATATGGATTTGGATGAATATTCATCGGTTTGTAATTTATATTTTCTTCACCACCTGTATTTACCTGTTGAGGATATTGAGGTTGAGCAGATATGTTTCCATAAAATTCATTACTTATTTGTTGTGTAGAGATTGACGGATTTTGTTGCGGTTGTTGTCTATGTATTTGACTAGATTGTTGAATGTTTACAACAGAAGCATTGTTATTTGTTTCAGGTAATTCGGCTATCATTGTAGTAGACATTTTTTTTCGTTAAACTATATAATATTACAGATTAAATGTAATATTATTTATCGCATTTTTTTTTTAAAAGGAACCGCGTTTCCCTTATTAAGACATATCTATGGTTTGTTTATTTTTATCACATTGGGTTGTAACTGGCGTGTAACTAAAACATTTTTCGCCGTGTTTATATATTTTTCCATCAATATCACCTAAAATAGGCCCTTTAAATGTTAAACAATTTTTATCATCACATACCTTTCTGAATAAAGTAGCTAGACCCAATCCTATTAAAATTGATATGATTATTTTTCCTAAAGAAGAATGTAACAACCGTTTAAAATTCATTATATATATACACCGTATTTTTACACAACCCAAAAATTATAATACAATTATTGAACAAAGTTACCCTTGGACAGGGATAGTGGAAGTGTCTAATGGATTTTTTGGACACGCCACTTCTTTGTGTTGAAATGTAAAACATTGATGTGCTTTATCTCTATACAACATTAATTCCTCATTCTCAGGTGTGGGATAAATATGAATAATACGATTATCATCACCAGTCAAATAAACAACTAAAAGCCCTATAACGAAACTTAAAATAAACACTTGTATATTTATGTATTTTGATATTTTAAACATTATCTATAAATTAGTAGTATAAATATTTATTTATCAAATAAATACTTAAATATGCTTATTATTACAAATATTCGTAGATATGTACACGTTTATTAAATTATCTTATACTGCTGCATTTTCGTTTACTTTTTCTTTACGTGCCTTCTTTTTCATACGTTTTTTCTGTGATGCAGACAATACATTGGGATCACGAAGGGTAGACTTTTCTTGTTTATCACCGTCAATAGAGAAAATACTCTTCTCAAAATCAGGATTTTTTTCCACAAATTGTTGATAGTCCTTTTCCCGTTGAATTCGTATCGCTTGTTCTTCTAATTGTTTAACTACCTCTTCCTGTTTTTTAACAAGTGCACGAGCTTGTAATCTTTCTTTCAATGATGAACGTTTTTCGGCGTCTTTAATCGCGGTGGTGTTTAGACGTGCACCTTTTGGTATATTCATACCCATTGATTTCGCCATATCTTTAAAGATATTTCCCATACCAGCCATACCAGCCATACCGGCCATTCCTTCCATACCAGCCATTCCTTCCATACCAGCCATTCCTCCTAAATTTTCACCTAACCCTTGCATTTTACTCATCATCTCAGATGCTTCCTTTACTAACTCGTCTTTTGTAATATCACCAGTTTCCATCTTATTGGCTAATTTATCCTTTACTGTTTTTACTATATTACCCATTTTTTCTGGATTTTTCATTAAAGCAGACAAGATATCGGATGTTGAATTTAAATCACTAAATTCTGACCCAAATGTAGAAGCTAAATCATTTCCCATATCATCAGCTAGTTCTTTGGCCAATTTACCAATTTTACCGTTAAATAAAAACTGTAAATTATCACGCATATCGTCCATGTTTGGAATATTTCGACGCGTATTTTTTTCTTGTGGCGTATTTTCACCTTCTTCTGTTTCTTCTGTTTCTTCTGTTTCTTCTGTTTTTTCACTTTCAAAATCGTCAAAAAATTTGGAAATATTACTCATCGCATTTTCCACTTGTCCCTGCAATTCTGAAACATCAATATTGTTAAAAATATCCATAGCTTCGCCAAAATTCATTTTTTCTTGCATTGATTTTACTAAAATCAATAAAACAACCTGTAAATATTTCCAAATTGTCTCGCGCGTTTTATCACTTACTCCTTCACAATTATATATTTTTTTAAAACTTAATCCGGGAAAAAAAGATACATTAATATCACTTTCTTCCGAAAAAAGTTTGATATCTTGGTTCAAAATATCAAAAAAACGTTCAGGATATACTTTTAAACAATATTCGAACAAATTTTGAAATTCTGCTTCAGTTGTTTCTGTATTTGTCCATTTTGATAAAAAAGTGGAATATTCAGGAAAAGTTGTAACCAAATCTTTAGCAAAATCGGTGATTGAATTACGAAATTCTTCAGTAAATTTAGGCACTTCCTCTTTTTTAGACATTATTAATGTATGATAATATAAATTAACTAGGATTTAAACCCTTTCATTATAAATATAATATTTTTGTAAATTCGTTAATAATAATATACAATATATATAAATGAGCAAATCTCAACCAAAATGCGTTTGTTTAACATGCACCAGTCCCGATTTAATGAGTGAAATAGAGGAAGAATATAGAAAAAAACCGATTAAAACTGAATTAACATTAGCAGATGGTAGTAGCATTGATACCACAGTTGGTGATTTTAATTACTGGACTGGAACTACTTATTATGGTAGTAATAAAAATTATACTTGGACATTGGAACTAAAAAATGTTTATAATGGTTCAACTCTTACTAATTATACCATTACAGATGATAATGTCCAAGATGTTGAGACTATTTTTCAAATTTGGGACGATATCATAATTGATAATATGTTGGGATATGATAGCAATGGTAATAAAATTAAAATTAATATCGATTTTGGATTTCAAGATATGATTTCTCTTGGTAGTGTAATTGCGTATGCAAGTCAAAGCGGTGTCTTATCAAAAAAAACAGTCAATGGTTATAAAGTATTTGAACACTCTTATGTTTTTACAAAATCTGGATACACCA